CTGATTGCTCTTCTAATACTTACAGTGCTTGTTGAGGTTACACTCAATGCTTTTAATATTGTAAGCTTGTAAGCAATACTTACTGCATTTGAAACACTAACTGATAAAGTTCTAAGAAGATTTAAAACTTTAGATATACTAGCTGTAGAAATTACAGCTAATAAAATAATTTTAGATATATTTAAAAACTTAGAAATGGAACTAGTACTCGTAGAAGTAACACTTAACGAGGGAGTTAATGTGATATTATCTCCGTCATTAATTGCTACTCTATCTATACTAGAACCATTAATTGCCATTAACTAAATTGTACTTTAAAAGTAAATTGGATGGAATCGCCATTGTTCAATGGGATGCCACTAAAGTCACCTTTTACAAACAAGTTACCAGAAGTAGAAGCATCAAACAAACCAGCATTGGTGATTGTCTCACTTGTGCCAGCAGTCTGTGTACCTACAACTTGGAATGTGTCGTTTGTCGTACTTGTTGTTACTTGTGAAGTAGTGCCTGAAACACGTGGCAATACTTCTGTAAACAAAGTTGTATCTGTTGCTGCCGTCGTACCTGCACCTGTACCCCAACCAATGTATTTAGGTTGAGTAGCCGCACCACCATTAAGGTAGTTGGTTACGATGGCTTTCCCAGTATTAACTAAGAGTGTAGCCATTTTTTAATTCTCCAAATGATTCTTTTAAGTGGGTTAGCATGATAATAATCTATAACGCCAAGTTCCTCCACAGTGCCGTCAGCACGAGTGATGGTGGCAATTAGTTGGATTTCCTTAGCATCTAGATTAGTATTCATTATGTATGTTGTTTAACCAACTCAAGAACGATTGTAAATGTCAAGGTTTGACCTGTGCCTTCGTAATCAAAGGTCGCTAAAATCTCACCTGTAGGATTGACAGCATTATTAATAATACCGCCATAGTGCTGAGCTTCTACTTTACCACGTCCTGCAAAGTTCCAGAATACAGTATTAGCAGAAGCACCTTTCCAAAGAATGTTTACAGTTAATAAGTCTTCTACGTCGTAGTTGATTTTATTAACACGTAAACGATTAGCTTTAACACCGTTAATATCAAAATCACTTAAGTTAGCAGGGTTAACAATAGTGTAAACACCTGCATCAGTAGCTGTTAAAGTACCTTCGTATTTAATTACAACGTGACGAGGCCCATCAACAAGAATCTGAATAGGAGTTTGAATAGTAGTAGTCATTTGCTACTCCCTATTAACGTGAAACTTCGACAGCAGCCAATACGTAGTCAATGGTCATTGTTTCTAGAACTGTTGGTGTATCCGAAAAAATTGGAGACAACAAAGCACTAGTTAAAGTAGTACCAGAAGAACCGATAGTTGGTGAAGTAATACGAGCAACTAAATTACCGTTTACATACACTACTAAATCAGTATTGTCATAGTGGAAACCGAGTTGAATAAAGGTTTGAGCAGCTATAGTAGCTACACCAGTAATCAAAGTAGTAGATGTAGAACCTACACGTGATACTAAGTTAACTGAAGTACCAGAAGTTACAAACCATAAACCATCAGTAGCAGAAGTACCAGCAGAAGCTAGACCAGCTAAGAAAGTACCAGTAGTTGCACTAACTTCAAGGCGAGTTGTGTACCATAGTTTTTGACCAGCAACAAAGCCAAATGATGTACCTGTTTTAAATGCTGAACTTGCTGTGGTAGTTCCGCCTGGTAGTAAAACAGCTAATCCGCCTAAACCAGAAGCTTCAATTAAAGTAGAGCCTGAACCAGAAATGGTAAAGTCTTCAGCATTAACAGACATGAAATCGTTAGAATAAGAAGCTACGCCATAACCAGGGTCGCTTGTGCTATTGAAAGGGTCTGGAAGCGGATAACTTGAAAGTGGTTTGCCTTTAGCAACGGTGGCAATACCGTATGTAAATCTTGTTGGTGTGCCCATTTAAATCTCCTAAAAGTGATGGGTTCACGTCATTTAAGACGTTTAGGATTAGTAAGTATTACTTAGGATACGACAATGATTCTACTGCATGTAGACGTTTCTTTTTAACGCCTGAATCTTGACCGCCTTTGTTTTCTACTGCTTGGGTGTTGCCTAAACCTTTTTTAGCATTGCTTTTTGGAGTTGCCATATTGCTTGGCTTATTCTTAGCTACGCCTGCTGGAAAGGTTTCGATGATTCTTTTTTCCATGATTTGTCCTTTAGAAGGAAAGGAAAGGAATCTTGTGAATTCCTAACCTTCCTATTATATCACAAATTAACTCAAATGTAAAGAGTTAATTAAGTAGATAGTTGATTGCTTCTGCAAGGAATTTAGGATTATCTCTAAAGTTACCTAAACCTTGATTACACCCCATACACAACAAACCACGAACTTTCTTAGTAGTATGGCAATGGTCTACTGCCAGATTTCTAGGTTGTTTCGTTCTGTTATCTATGACTGTTTCAAAGTTTTTGCATATCATACAAACACCGTTTTGCTTTTCTAACATTTCGTTGTATTGTTCTAAAGTAATGCCAAAGCTTTTCTTTAAATCAGTACTTCGTACTCTGTCAGGATGTTTTAAGCGGTATTGCTTTTGATAAGCAGCAGCTTTAGCCTTTTTATCCATAATCCCTTAAGAATCAACTACTTACCGTCAAGGACCATTCACGCCATAGATGGCACGTGGGTCAGACCAACCAAAGCTGTAACGCTCGTAACCTTTAGCCTTAGCGTTCATTGTGTCAAAATCATTGTCCTGGTCGAACATGATACCAACACGCTCATAGTACTTAAGACCATTTTGAACGTTAGTGCGGAGGAACCAAGCGTGTGGGCTTGTTAGGTAATGGTTCATTACGATACCTTCTGGGATGGCATTAGTTGCCTTCAGAACGTTGATATCGTTATTTGCAGTACCTGATTGGAATACAGACTTCAGAATGCGGTTAGCGTTGTACCATTCTTGACGAGCTACAATCAAAGAACGTGGCATTACGTTAATCAACAAACCACGGTCATTCTGGAAACCCATAATTGCGATTGTTGCATCTTCCAAAGAAGCTTCGGACAAGTCAACAGACACAGTAGGGGTATTAGCAAAAGTACCACCAGATGTATTTGGGTGTACTGTAGAGCAAAGAGCTACACCGTCACCACCTTTATAAGTGTTATTGAAAGCACGGTTATAAACGTTAGCACCAATGTTTTCTTTGGTTTGACGGAAAGACATTGCCAAAGCAGCAGAACGACGCTTAGAAACTTGCTCATACAAGTTGTCATCCAACTCTTCTTTAGTTACGATGTAACCAAGAGCGTATGCAACGTGTGTGTAACGAGTTACGAAACCTTGAACTTCTGAATCATACTGAACGCCTTGGCCTTCAGATTTGATTGGAGCAAGACCGAAACCAGTTAACTGAACGTCTTCCTCATAGTTTTGCATTGAGGTATCTTTGTCGAAGAGATGAATGTACTCTTCTGGATGCTCATCATAAACCTGACCCCACCATGCTTTGATACCAGGCCATAGAGCCTTGGGATGTGTACCAGTTGTAATTACACCAGCCATTTTATATATCTCCTATTAATTAAGCACCGAAGGCTTGTTTATATTGGTGTTTATTAAACACAACCAACAAATTGTTGTATGCGCCAGGAACGTTAGTAGGTTCTTGGTACATGCCAATAATTTGGAACATAGAAGCTGCAGTAGCAGAAGCATCAGCAGTTACGTATGTAGCGGAGAAAGGTGAAGACTGGCTCAAAGTAGCTGTTTGGTCAGCAGTGATTGTTGGAACTGCAGTAGAACCAACTTTAGCATCTGCAGAAGCGTTAGCTTGTACTTGGAATACAACGTTAGGGTCAGTGATAACATAAACATAAGTATATGAACCAGAAGACAAGCTAATGTACAATTTACCTAAGTCAATGTTTGTGCCTTGCAAGCTTACGCCTGGGTTAGCTACACGGATAGAAGCAATAACGCCCAATGGGACATCAGTTGCTGCTGCTTTAGTTACTAGAGCAACACCGTTAGCATCATTACCAACAGCAGACTTAACAATATCGCCAATAGCGTATGTGTTAGAAGCGTCGTTAGCGATAGCGTAGAGGTAGCCTTGCTCGTTAAAGGGTGCACCAGTGATTGTGCCGACTGGCGACAATCCTGTTACGGCATTTACGTTTGCCATTATTTTTCCTTAATTAGAAAGTTAAAATTTAATACCAGCATTGTAGAAACCAGTGGAATCTACACCAGGTGTTTTACCACCACGGATTGCTGCATCTGTTTTATCGTTACGTTCTTGTAATTGACGTTGGTCTTCGTCCCACCACTCTTGTTTGATTTTCATCAAATAAGCGTACATAGGTTCACCTTTTTCGCCAGCACCTACCAAAAACCTAACCTTATCTCCTATGTCAGTATTACGTGAAGTTACATTCTCCGTAGTACCGCCTACCTCGCTGGGATGAACAAACTCATAACCGTTTTCAGTGGCATTCTGGATGCGACCAGGTGTGTCATTGAAAATATGCAAGTGATACCCTTCAATTTGGTTTCCTACTTGCAGCTTACCCTGAGTCCCATTAAATACGCCTTTTTTACGTTCCCGTGGACGCTCTACCTTAGTAGACTCTGGTGCAGCCTTAACTTCTTTTTTAATTTCAGTCATATTTGTTCTCCCTTATTCCCAATCATATTCTGCAACATAAGCTTCTTTGGTCATCAGACCTTGCTTAACAAATTTATCACAAGCTGCTTTAGCATCTGGAGGTAAGTTATTGTAAGATTTCTTGCCACTATTTACCGATGGTCTTGCTGTGCCACTAGGTGCACCATCCATTGGATTAGCAATACGTTTCTTACCAAACTTCTCTGGAAGCATTAATGCAAGTTCTTCATCTAGCTTGTCTAAGAACGCTTTGCCTTGTAGAGCTGGGTTCTCACGACGTAATTCAACGCCTAAACCATTTGCCATACCAGTCAATCGTGTATCTTTACCAAACCAATCATTTTTGTCCATCCACTCATTAAGTGAAGGGTCAGTAGTGACTTGAGGAACTTCTTTGGCTTTCTCTTCAGCAGCTTTTAAGTCTTGTTTTGCTTCTAGACGTTGCTCTTTCAAGTCGTCCATTGCATCGTCAATCGCTATAGCCCTGTCGCCATCACCTTGCGTAATTGCATCACGCTTAGCTTGCTTCAGTTGCTCTAATTGAACTTCCAAGTCTTTGGTTTTGCGTTCAAACTGTTGTTTTTGAAACTCACGAAACTCTTTTGCAGCTTCACGTGCTTCTTCAGCAGCTTTCTTTGCTTCACCTAATTCTTTAAGCAATTTCTCATTATTCTTACGAAGGATTGGCATAATTTCTTTGCCACGACGTACAAACGTCTCAGCATCAACCCAATCGCTCTCAGAGCCACGGAATTCTTCTTGTGCTACCCAGCCCTGCGCCCTTGCTTCGGCTTCGTACTGAGAGGCTTCTGGAACTTCCTGTGGTGCTTCTTGTTGTAGTTCTTCACTCATTATTTCGTTCCTTTTAATAGATGTGGGTCAATCAACTTCATGTCATCATCTAATTTACATACTAAGTTGTCATAGTTAACCATGCGGTAATCTAAGCCATCTTTACCTTTGTACATCAAACCAGCGTATTTAGCGTAACCTACTCGCATACCTACTGAAACAACACCCTCTGGAACTGCCTCACCTAAAGCAATAATTTCACCTGTGGTGTTTGCAAGCTGTTCTCTTTCGTTTGTCTCTGCAGTAGCAATAATGATTCCACTAGCTGTTTTTTCTTCCACTTCAAGAGGCTTAATTAAAATCCTATCAAAGATGGGAGTAATGCCTGAAACATTAGACATCTTTATTCTCCGTTACTGAATTCATTAACTCGTTGTAATCTAAAGCTAGAATTGCTGTACAAGCTGCTGCTCTGCCACGAATACTCGCATCGTCTTCTGTGCCAGCTAACAACATCTCTTTCAACCACTCTCTATCATTGTGTATTGCCTTCATAAAGGCTTGTGTTACACGATTTGATTTCCACTCATTAAACTCAGGCTCTGTTACTACAATAGCCATACTACCTCCTTAGTTACTACTCTTTTGAAACATCCCCTTCCTGATTGGGTTCAGTTTGGGGGCTACTCATATCAGACATGTGTTTCTCCAAAGCCATTACGGTTTTGATACTGTCTTGAATTCCTTCTTGCTTAGCTCTTGCTGCACCAATTTGTGCATCTAGCATTGCAATATCGTGTCCTGTTCTAATACCACCAGCTTGCTCAACAGCAAGGATAGCGTCAGCTTCCAGCTTGTGAATCTTAGCTTGCTGCAACTCAGCTTGTTGTAACAACTTAGCAACGCTGAGCTTAAGGTCGATTTGCATCTGAGCCTGCTTAGCTTGCATCTTCATCTGTTCAATTTGAATCTTCTCTGATGGACCTGGCTTGATAGCGTTAGGTCCACGTGGGTCAGGTAACAACTGTTCAATGTTGTTAACCTTCATTGCTTTAAGGTAACTCTTCTGTGCTTCATACATGTTCATGCCAGGGGTAGTAGTAGCTAACTGCAGCACTGCTTGAGCCTGTTGAATACGTTGTGTGTCTGAAACAATATTAGGGTCTGCAGCAGGGCGTACATCCGATACTGGACCTAAGAAGTCATCAGCAGCAATAAAGTTTTGACCTTGGTCGCTGTTGTAGTCTTCTACACCTTCTAAGTAAAGCTGATTCAAACGATAGAGTTTGCGGAACTCATCTTTAAGACTACGGTAGGTACGTTTGAAGATACCAGAAAAAATCTTCATTCCCTGTTCAGCCATTGTCCTTGTAGTTTCAGCAGCAGTATTCTGACCTGGATTCTGACCAGATAGGATGTCAACCGAGCCACCAATACGCTCACCATAGTTGATAAGCATGCTAAGCAGTGTAAACAGAACTTGAGAAGGCTCACGAACTGGCAAAGGCATAATACCTTTACGGAGGTCATCACCTGTAGTATCAACGTGCTTCCACTCTAATGGTGCGAAGTTGTAGTTACCACCTCGGAGCTTGATTCCTCTGGACAAGAAACCACCTGCGGTATTGGCCATCGTGCCTGTGTCAATAAGCTGATTGAGAAGGGTATCGATACTCTGATTAAGTGGTCCAAGAAGACTTCCGAAACCGAGGTCATAAAATCCACCATCAGGTGAGGGAATGAAAGGGAACTTAGTGAAGTAGGTTTCTGCTTGAATTGTGAGTACATTGCCTTTATCGTCTCTTTCGATAGAATTTTCAAAGTAACGAGCAACAATACGTAAAATTTGTTTAGTATCACGACGCATCCAGATAATGTACGGCTCAGCGTAACCATCACCATCAAAGTCAATGAAGGTGTGTTGTTCTAGGATTTCGTAAGGAGTGCTGTCATCGATAGAATCAGGGGCATTCATGCCTTGTGCTTTGTTCTGAGCCAAAGTCATGTTTGACTGAGGAACAGCAGCAGGACGACCTGGTTCTTTCATTTCTACAAACAAACCACGAGCTACACGCTCATAGATGTCGTTGCTAGAAAGATACTGAATCTGAGTAATACGTGGGGATGTATCTAAATGCTTAGTCCAATAGTTTACGACAAAGTCCTTAGCAAGGATGTTCTCGGAAACGTTGTGTTTGAGGATAGGGTCAAAGTAAGACTTCTTGAAGGCACAACCTACGATAGGCTGGGAGATAAGAACTCGGTCCATCTCCGATTCCCAGTTAGTATCTTCTTCAAGAATCTGGTAGGACATGAACTGGCTGACACGGTGTGAGCGTTGCTCTTTTTCACCTGTAGGGTCATCACCAATTACACGGCACTGAACAGGGGTTTCCCCATTAATAAGTACAGGATAACTGCGAGCATGAAACTGCAAAGCAGCAATAGTGATAAGTGGAAATTTGACATTAGATGCTCCAGGCCAAGGGAATGATTTAGCTTCAGCTACTTGAAGAGCAAGCTTCATAGCATCTTCAGTACGCTTTTCCCAAGCAGAACGAGACTCCAAGTCAGCTTGGAATCCTTTGTAGACGTTATAGCTAATTGTATTGAGGTCGTCTGCATCCAATACTTCACAAATATTAGGAAGAGAGACTAGCTCATTTAAATTAAGTTCGGTATTTAGTTTCATTAATATCCTGTAACAGCGTTTCGTCCACCTTGGTCATACCCATACTCGTGTAGGGCAACCCTGTATTCTTCTTCATCGACTTCACTTTGAGTAGCAGCTACTTGCATTTGATTTAAGAGTAAACCGATGTAGGCCCAAGCATCCACCTGGTCATCATGTCTATCCCTAGGGAAACGCAACAACTCATCTTCAAAAGTTTGATACCAATCAGCAGACATGTCAAATTTGACGGCTCCTGCTCTCATACGAGCTTGCATTGACCTTGCACGACTCAACTTATCACCAGAAGGCTTGAGCAACACTATGTTGATAAATGTGTCCTGCTTCATCATTGCTTCGTTCAAGTACGGTCCGATAGACTTCTGGATTGTACCTGCTTCGATTCCAAACAACTCAGGGTTGTACGTTCGCTGGAGGGCAAGAATGGTTTCTACTATCTGCATTGCATCCATCCTATCACGGACGACGTGCACGCACTGCAACTGCTGATTCTCATCCATCCCTGCCACAGCAAAAACACTGTAATCACTATGTTGCCTTTGACTAATCGCTAAGTCGCATGCAATATAGTAATTTAAATTCTTTAATCTATCTTCTTCTTTTAGAGGAGCAAAGTCACTCTTTTTAAAGAATCCGTTAGCGTCATCAAGAGGTACGTTTAACATCTCTTGAGAATATACGTCAGCCAATCCTTGTGCTACGTATTGAGCTTTACGCTCTTCTAATGCTTTCTTGTTCCATCTATCAGGCCACAGAATCTGACTGAAGTCATCTGTATGGGCACGATACTTAATGGATAACCAAGAAGTCTTATAATTTGTATACTGCTTTAAATCGTCAGTAATTAAGTTCTTTAATGCTTTAGTGCCTAGCGAGGCTAACTGAGACTCAGGCATCAACCTTTCAAGAAGGGAGTCTAAGTGCAAAATAGTACCGACTATGCGAATCTTTCCTGTAACTGACAGGGCAGGGATAAGAGCTGAGTAGAACCATCTACGAAGCTTCTCACGTCTATCCTTGTTTAGAACCTGTTCATCAGATTCCATATCGTCACAGATAATTAAGTCTGGACGTTTGTTTAACCATTTAAGACCACGAAGCTTTTGTTCTGAGCCTTTTGCTTGGATACGAAAGGACGTACCATCAGCGAATACACCAATTATATCATCTTCGGTTTGCTTTGTCAACTCAATGTTGCCAAATAAACCATGTATGTCTTCATTGTCCCTTAGCTCTTTGATAATATCACCTAAGAACAAACCAGCTTGACTAAAGCTGTCTGAGACAATCAAGACATATTTAGACCTACGAAATAGTACCTCTGCAAGACAATAGGTATAAGTAACAGCAGTGCTTTTACCATGACCACGAGGAGCAGCAATAGCCACAAACTTGTCTTTAGAGCAACATAAGTCCCATAACTCTCGATGAAACTCTGGGGTTTGAGTTGCTGAGTCAAAGTTCTTAACCAAGCAAGCGTTACTAAAACCCTCAATAACTTCACTAGACAACTCCATTAGACTTCATTCTCAATCACCAACGGCTTAGGGGTGATATCCTTTTCTTTAGGTTTAGCAAACTGTTTGAACTGTTCAGCCAACTGTTGCAACCTAGCATCGACAGTCTTTTCAATCTGTTCTTGCACTGGCTTAGTCTCTATGATGTCTTTACGTTCTAACATATCGTTAGCAACTTTAGCTGCGTCTTTCATCGACACAGGGACACGAATCAGTTCAGATGTCTTAGGGTCATATTGATAGTTACCTTTTTCAAGTCTATCTTCTGTGACATCTAAAGCTCTAGACACAATCTTGTTTAAACGAGCATTGAGTTTAAGGTTGTCCTCAGCTTTGAGGTCGTCAACCATTTTCTTAAACCAATCGGTATATCTCCAGCGATTGAATGTCGCTAACGGAATATCCAACGCAGCAGCAGTCTGAGCACCGTTACCGATAGCTAGGAACGTAGTTGCAGCTTCAAGCTTTTGACTATCGGACCACCATTTACCTTCTGCTTTGAGTTCTCGTTTCTTTCTTCGTGTCATACATTCCTCTACTCTTTGCGTCATTATAACATACTTTGTTTTAAAAGTCAAGAGTTATTTTAATGATTCATAAAAGAAGCTTTAAGGTACTTAAGGACTCATTTATAAGTCTTTTCAACATAAAAGACTAAAATACTATTTTATATTGAAAACCCCAACCTATAGGGGACAACACAAAAGACTTGACAAAAACAGAAAGTAGTGTTATAATATCTATATAGATACAGAGTAGTTTACAATGTAGTTATATCTTAGTAACAATATAGATGTATTTAATATAATAATAAAGATAATTACTACATAGAGCAATAGAGCACAATGTAGGCTACATAGAGCTATAGAGCACACTATAGTACATGTTACTTTCTTTTCTTTTAATGTCTACTCCGTCCTGGAGAGCACGACCTAGAACTACCTTGGTCCGACACTACCCCTTGTTTTAAAAGTTATGCCAGCGTTAAAAATAGCGTTATATATATAATAATAATAATTCTTTTTCCCTCCCCAGCCCCTATATCCCTGAGCAGTTCTCCCCAGCCCTGCGTAGCCCTTCCCAAGTCCTAGCCAGACCAGTCGTAATGAGAATCATTAGCATCTACGCAGTTTGTGCAGCTCTGCCTAAAAATTAAGCAGTGCCTTCTTTTTAAGCATTTCATAATGTGACATTACAAATCAAGCACTTACCTATTGAGAACCATTCTCATCTCCTAATCAGAACTGAGAAGCATTCTCATCTACTGTCCTCGATGTAGTCCCCTAAAAATTGGCTCTCGCTAATTGAGAATCATTCTCAACAACTCCCAAGATTCCCCGAGCTGTAAATTTCTCTATCTTTCATAATGTGAAAACACAATAGAAAGCGTTTAAAGAGCTTTTGAGCCGTTTTCTTTGTTTGTGATGTCTTAACACTTCAACTCTGAGAAGTCTGCTAATCTATATAGATTAAGGCTTAGCGGTCTGTTTTCTAGGTCTTATATAAGATTAGGGTTTACCCTTAAGGGTTTTCCTTAGACGATTTTTATTGACGGATTGAAAATACAGGTTCAGAGTAGAGGGTAACAAATCAATCAAGGTTTGTTGATTACTAACCTATAAGGAATAGAACATGAAACGCAGAACAGAGATTGACCTCAACAGAATGTCCGAGGAAGGTCGCTTGTATTACCTTCAGGACTTGCTAAAAGACCTCTCAGAGGGCTTACAAGACCTTAGCGGAACCAAGCCACGCTATGATTACATTCAGCACCTTATAGAACATGCTGAGCAAGCTGCAGACGACATCAAAGGACTACTACAAGACAAGGGAGTAACATTATGAAAAACTGGCAAGCACTAGCACTCTTAATCGTTTTATTCGTAGTAGCTCAAATCGTCTGGCACTTAACATCTAAAGGAGTAATCTAATGAGCAAAACAGTCGCAATCCTATGGTATATGCCTGACCATTTCGGCAATAAACGCTGGGAGCTAACTAGCAAGCTCTCATGGGCTGAATATCTCACCTACTGCAAGGAAGTATCAGGCGAGGGCACAAGCTGGAAGGCAGTTATTATTTAACAATAAAAGTTCCCAGAACCTCTGGGGACTTTTTAGAAAGCAGTAGAATTACAATTTGAAACACTAACCACAAGATAGGAATAGAACATGAACGATACAAAATACAACGGCTGGACAAACTACGCAACTTGGAGAGTTAATCTCGAAATGTTCGACGGCATGGACTGCACAGATATACCCATGCTTTCTCGTTACTCAGAGCCTGACCCTCACGAAGTGGCTGAGTATCTCAAAGAATTTGCAGAAGAATCAATTAGTGCAGACGCTACGCCTGAAGGCTTAGCCATCGAGTATGCTTTAGCTTTCTTAAGCGAAGTTAATTGGTATGAGATTGCAACACATTTCACAAACACTTTTAAAGATATTATTCAAGAAGAAGAAAGAGAAGAGGTTTAATATGAAACTTAAACAACTAGGCAGCAATCAGACCGAATTAGTCCTAAACGATGGCACACAGGTTTTGTTTAGCTATGAGACCCCTGTCGCTTGTCTAAAAGATGAACTACTCCTACGCACCGATAAACAATGGAGTCAGACCACTAGTCGGCACATTAACAAGTGGATAGAGTCTAAAGTGTATCTATCTGATTGGGTGCAAGCTAAGCGAAAGCCACAATCTTTCTTTGATGTTTTAGTCCTTAAGGAGTCAGCATGAGCACAATAGACCTACAAAATGCAGTGCATGGTAGCTTATACGATAGAGGGGGAGCTGATTCATATTATAGGAGAAGCCCTAACCCTCATTATTACCCTGAAGGCTCTTACAATGGAGAACCAGTGACAGACTTAACGCCTGAAGAGATAGCCGTATACATGAAGGGATATTTTGACAACGAAAAGGCTGGAGATTTTAAAGACTGGGGCAGCGATGATTGATTTTCATTCACAAATTAAGGAGAATGTAATGATTAAATATGAGATACAAACTCAATTCCTATATGGCTGGGAGAATGTATGGGAATGCAACGGAAAACTAGAATACTTTGGTAGCTATCAAGACGCTAAGGCTTCTCTAGATGACTTCCTAGATGAGATGGCTCAGGCTCACTTTAATGGCGAAATAGAAGACCAATACGACGCAAGCGATTATAGAATTGTAGAGGTTGCATAATGAATAAATACATACAAGAATTAGTGACCGAGATGCAGTTCGATTTTCATGATTTAGCGTTTGGCTCTAGCTACAAAGATGTCGGATACGAAAATAAAAAAGAATTTTTTAAAGAAATGCTAGGCAAAATATTAGAATTAGAAATTAGATTAAAAAAAGGAATAACAGAATGAAGCATGACATTTTTTTTAACACTAAAGACCAGCTCCTTAGCTGGTTAGATGAGAACTTCCCCGACGCACGAGTGACGCATGTAGACGCAGACGGGGCAGAATACGACGCTGGAGGCTGTTTGTTAGAAGTGAAGGGGTTACATCTTATTATTGATTTAAACGGCTCAGGAGGGCTTTAAAATGGGTAATTTTGCAGAAGATAGATATTACGAAGCACCATACGATGACGGCTATCCCGATGACTGGGACTGGAAGGTAGAGCAATACGCTTTTGAGATGCTCAACGATGAATATAATTATCGTGAGCCTCATAATTGGTATGAAGGCTTATCTGAGTGTGGCTATGATGAGTCAGAGTATCCTACACCCTCGCACGCACCTGTGGAAGTTATCGAGAAGGTATCTGTCTATTGGTACGATATTGCCTTCGCTAAAGCTACGGAGTATTATGAGGAACATCCTGATGCCGATTAGACCTATTACGCCTGTAATACCTATACCTTATCAACTACCAAGGAGAAAAGAAAATGACCAACACACAAGCAGAGATGACAAGCGGAGAAGCTGAAGTCATGTGGGAGGAGTATTGTTATCACAATGCCTTATGTGATATAGTAGAGATGATGGAACGTCATGGTGAAGGCAAGGTCATCATGGATATTTTAAGCATGTATCGTGAATCAGAAAGAATCAAAAATGGTTGAGAATCTAATCAAACAACTTCGTGCCTACGCAGATAAGGATGAGTATGTCGTTACACGCAACTTACTCATTAGAGCTGCTGACGCACTCGAAGCTCAAGAGGACAATAGAGCTACGCTATGGGCTAAGATGCTTAACGATAGTCAAAACTTTGTAGATGCTGAGCGTTATCGCTGGCTTCGTGATGGTTCATGGGATGTGCCTCAAGATGTCATCGCACCTGCTATCGTGCTGTGTGATGGGAAGATGTCTACGCACGTGTGGCTGACTGGCGACCATGTAGATAAATCCGTAGACGCATGGATGTCTAAAGACTTTAAAAAGAAAGAAAAACTATGAGCAAGATTAGCGTAGACCTTGACATCGGTATTTGGATGAACGACAGAGGGCAGATTCAGCTCTTCGTAGGTGATGACCCTAAACCACTAGAGATGATTCCTTTGATTGACTTAGTAAGAATGCAGATTGATTCTCATAAAGTTAGACATGACCATCCTTTAGACTGGGACGATGTTAAGAAAATGAATAAACTTAAAAGGGCTTTGATGCAATGCACTGCTTTACTTACGCAAGAGATTGTAAATGCTAAGTAAGTATTGGGTTCACGATGAGGATGGCATCGCCTTTAGATGGTTTTACACTAAAGCTGAGGCTCTCGCATTCGTAGGCTCTAACGCTTGGACTATCGAGCTAAGAAAAGCACCGAAGTTTCAGTTTGAGGAGGCATTATTTTGAACAGAGAAGACATGCTATTGATTATTTTTGCAGTATCGTCCGTTATTGATACTGTTTTAAATATCTATAAGGAGTTAATCAAATGATTTACACCTATCAACAGATTGCAGATGAATTAGGTATATCGCATCAAGCAGTATGGGAGATTGAAAAAAGAGCTTTACTGAAAATAAGAAACATTTTAATTAAAAGAAACATATTAAAGGAACATTTATTATGACTGACGCAGAATTAAAAGCATTACTTAATCGTGGTGGTATTGGCGAAACATTATATGAAGGTGAAATTGGAGAAACTAATATGCCTATATGGAGAAAGTTAGCTAAAGAATTTCAGCAATATTATGAAGTATTTTATTTAACTCAATCTGATGCTAGAGGTTCATTTTTAGATGATAATGCCTGAAAAAGATAGAGCATCCACTTATTCGCCTGAAGAGATGGATTGTGAGTATGTTCCATGGGATTGTGACAACGTCTCAGGAGAGGCTCTAGGAGGCTCTGACGATGAAGATGAGGGGTAGGTATCAAAACTATATGAAAACGGCTGTAAAGCACTTTAAAATCGATTTAAAAGGTAGTACGGAGACCCTATGAGATGTTATTGCTGTAATAATTTACTAACTGATTATGAATCAACGATTAAGTCAGTGAATACTAACGATTTTCTTGACATGTGTTTGAAATGTCTAAAAACAGTAAAAACAGACATACTATATAAAGACAGAATAGATTTACTAAGTAGTGAAGATATAGATGATATAGATTACTACTTAGATGATTTAAGTAACTTAGATGATTATTAAGTTATTATTATATTATTAAACTACATTATAAACTAAATAGAGAGAAAATGAGCAATTTAATAAAACATATTCCATGTCTTAAATGTGGTAGCTCAGACGGAAACGCTATCTACGATGATAATCACCAATATTGTTTTGTTTGTGGTCATCACATTAAAGGCGATGGAACAGAAAGTTATGATTCAACACCGAGAAAGAAAAACATGTTAGATATTAAAGGTCAAGTATTGTCGATTAGCGACAGAGGCATTACCAGAGATACTTGCCAATACTACGGAGTAACTCAAGACGAGACTACGCAGTATTATCCCTACGCAGATGCAGAAGGCATTATCGTAGCTACAAAAAATCGTAACGTGGAGCATAAGTCTTTTGGTATCTCAGGCGAGTGGAAGAACGCTGGATTATTCGGTCAGCAGTTATTCCCTAAAGGTGGCAAGACAGTCACCATTCACGAAGGCGAGCTAGACGCATTAGCAGGCTATCAAATGAGTGGTAGCAAGTACGCTAACGTGTCGGTACGCAATGGAGCACAAGCAGCTCTCAAGGACGTTAAAGCAGCTTACGAGTGGTTATCTTCCTTTGACAATATCTATATTTGCTTTGATGCTGACGAGCCAGGAATTAAAGCTGCAAACGAGGTTGCTGAAATATTAGGCAGTAAGTGCAAAATCGTAAAGCACATCTCAGGGTTTAAAGATGCTTGTGATTATCTTGCAGTAGGCAAAGGAGCAGAGTATGTCAAACAATGGTGGGCAGCAGAACAGTGGACTCCTGATGGAATCATCGCAGGCTCTACGCTATGGGAAGAAGTTAATCGACCTGTGGAGAAATCGTCAGCACTCTACCCTTGGGCAGGAGTCAATGACCTTACCTACGGCATCCGTCCAGCAGAACTCATCACAGTCACGGCAGGCTCAGGACTAGGCAAGTCACAGTTCTTGCGTGAAATCCTGTGGCACTTGATTAAGACTACCGACTCTAACATCGGCTTAATGTTCATGGAAGAGTCAGTGCGTAAGACTGCTCGTGGCATTATGTCTCTACATCTAAACAAACCATTACATTTACCTGATACGCTAGTGAGCGATGAGGAGTTAAAGAGTGCATTTGATATTACACTTGGTACTGATAGGCTTTTCTTTTGGGATAACTTTGGTTCTACTGATATCGACAACGTGGTTAATCGTATTCGTTATTTCGCCAAAGCAGCAGACTGCAAGTACGTCTTTCTTGACCACATTAGCATGGTTGTATCTGCTCAGTCTAATGGTGATGAGCGTAAGTCTATCGATGAACTTATGACCAAGTTGCGTATGCTGGTGCAAGAAACTGGAATTAGTTTGATTGCGGTGTCACACCTGAAGCGTCCTGAGTCTAAAGGGCACGAAGAAGGTGCAGCAACATCGCTATCACAATTGCGTGGCTCTGGTGCGATTGCTCAGCTTAGCGACATCGTGATTGGCTTGGTACGTAATGCTCAGCATGAAGACCCTATTGAGCGTAACACGACACGAGTTAGTATCCTCAAGAATCGATTCAGTGGTTTAACCAGTCCTCATTGTGCTTCACTGCTTTACAACAAAGATACTGGTCGTATGTTAGAGATGACGGAGGAACTATGAAGCTATATGAATTAAGTAAAGGTGACTGGTTTAAAATTACTGATGAAGAGTTAAAAGTACCTCCAGCACACGATGATGTAGACCTTGATGAAAAGTATTGGTTTGGACATATTGATGGAATGTATAGCTACTGCAAAGATAAAGACGGACAGTTATGTCACTTTGCAGCATGGACAGAAGTGGAAAAAGTATATCGCAGGTAATTAACATACAGTGTGTTAATGTATAAAAAAGTATGTTAAATAGCTGATTTGTAAGAAAAAGTTAAGAAAGGTAAAAAAAAGTATGAACAATGAACCAGTAGCATGGATGTTGCTAGGTTTGGAAGACCGCAAGCCAAAGTTAATTAATTTACAAGTGATTGAGCATCTTGAAGGAACATGGATTCCACTCTACACCCATCCAGCAAAGACACTAACAGATGACCCATTGGTTAATTTCAAACCTATATGGCAAGAAAAGCCTGAATTGACACTAACAGATGAGGAAATAATCAAAGTAAATGAAGATATTGGGACTTGTTGGGATGTTCCTCATAGGTTTGCAATTCAAATTGCTAGAGCAATACTAAGAAAGGCACAAGAGAAATGAAACTTTTTTACTATTGCAATATTGGTCATGGTTTTTGGTTTAGGTTTTTTGGCTATGGTTTATGGGTCAAACAAACAAAGCATTATCAGCCATTGTTTAGCGAAAGAAATGGTTATACCAATGTTTACAAGTGTTTTGGTTTAACTTTTAAATTTTTAAAGGTACAAGAGAAATGACACCAGCAATGCGTAATGAGAACGCTTCTCATGTAGACTTTGGTTTTCTTCGTGGGATGATTCCGAGCAATCCTTTCTTTATGCCTAGCAACATTGACATGATTGTGGAACGTAAGGGTAAGTTTATCTTCGGTGAGTGGAAGCGTGAAGGTGAACAGATGAAGCTAGGGCAAAAGATTCTATTGATGTCTTTGGCTAAATACCATACTGTTCTCTTAATTACAGGCTATTCACAAGGAGACGATACAAACATATCTAAAGTGCAAGTTGTTACCTGCAATGGAAAACTTAATATGATTGGTGAAAACAAGGAAGCATTGATTGAATATTTAAAAGATTGGTATGATGGAGTTGAAAGGAACAAAGTATGAGTAAGATGGACGGAGGTAAAGGAGATAAGCCAAGACCAATCCCTGACAGAAAAAAGTTCGAGGATAACTGGGATGCTATCTTCAAAAAGAAACCTGCTGAGAAAGAAAAGAAGTGAGATTCTTTCAGATTGCCTTTACAATCCTTGGAATTATCTTTACAATAAATATTATACAAACTACAGTACAGTATAATATAAAAGATTCTGTTTATGCTTGTGAAGAAGTAACAAAAGCAGACCCTATTGATGTACAAAAGATATGTAACAGAAGATGGAGAAGAAAATGAGAAATGTTATAACAATGTTATTACTGTGT